TGAGGAGAAAGCTCTAGATTTATATCACGCAGGGCTACTGCTCAGCTCCTGGTCAAATACCAAATATATTGATGAATTGATTAAGATGTTTAACCTTGAAACTCACCTTGGAACTAAGGTAGGTGAACTCAGGATGCAAGTTTATTTGGAGGACAGGGACGAAGTGAGGAAGATTGCACAAAGTATGATCGATGAAGCTATTGAATCGGGAGATTTAAAAGTTGGAAAGAACACAGGTCCAGAAGGTAAATATGAAAGTGAAGACCCAGAGCGCGCTAACAATTTAATGAGAGCAGCTCGAACTTTCAAGTACCAACACCCAGCGTTTACGAATATTGAAGAGTTTGTTAAAAACTATAGATTACGTGAGTATGTTGGAGATTATGTCGATGAAATAATCAACATTTTCCTTCATCACTGGGATGACGAAGACCTTGTGGATACGGTCCGAGAGAAATTACTTTTAGAGGCCGAGCAATCGAATCCGTTTCCACCGATGAGTGGACCGGAGAGTGCATTGGCTCAGCAATCAAATTTTGGCGATGGCGCCTCAGTCAAGGACACATTGAATGGGGACAGCCTACGCGACTTTGTGTTAACAAACAAGATTCTGATGGAGAGTATAGAGAAGTTACGAACAGACCTAGATTCTCTATCGAAAATTGTGAAGCAGGAGAAGGACTTACTCAAGTCGGACAAGGGCGAAAGCTCAAGTCAAGTACCTCCAGCAACGAAGACAAAGTTAAAGGCAAAATCCGCCAAGAAATCCTTAACACGTTCCCAACGGCGGGCGAGAAAGCGAGCCCGGCTAGAGGAGGAGAAGCTGAAACAATTAGCTTCATTGTCCAATCAGAAAGACGAATCATCGTCGAAGAACCCGAAGGTTACTCCAGAGCAGCTGATCAATATTGCCAAAGCTGCAATAAGTACGAATACTACTGGAGTGACATCGAATCAATAGACGTTGACGAGTTGGTGGTAGGTCTCAAGAAGACTGCGAGACCTGGATTCCCTTTTACAGGAATCTTTGATGACACCGAAGAGTTTCTCGATAACTTCGACATAACACCAGATGTTATCGAGTACATCGAATGGTTGTCGTTAGAAACCACCACGAAAAGAATCGGTAGAGCGTGCTCTACTGAAGAGAAAACGGAGTTAATGAAGGAACTTATAAACGAAGGCAGATGGGATCTCCCTGAAACCTTTGTTAAGAATGAACTTCACTCTAACGAGAAATTAAAGAACGGAAGATACAGGTTGATTTTCGCTTTTAGCGTGTTACATCGACTTGTTCAGAAAGTATTGTTCAAACCGCTAAACGACCAGTTAGTTGATGACAACAAAACCAATGAGAAGCCTAGTGCTGCTCGGTTAGGTTGTGGAAATTCTGACAGAGATTTTGAAAATCACGACGCAATGCGCAAAAGATGGCCTGAAGGAAAACAGGCCTCAGATGACGTTCAAGGGTGGGATATGTCCTGCTCAGAATGGAAGCTGATGCGAATCGGAGAAAACTATCTTCAACAGTATTCCAACCAACCCGATTGGCTGAGGCCCGCTATGATGAATTACATGTTTATGTATTCTCAATGCTGGGCAATCACTTCAGACGGGAGAGTCTTACACGATCCCAGATCTGGTGTACAATTTAGTGGTGGAGGTTGCACTTCCAAAGGAAATAGTGACCTAAGAAACATAGACCATACATACGTATTCGGAGACCTTTACTCTATGACAGCCGGCGATGACTGCTTAGAGCGGGTCGGAGAAAGATCTGAACCAAGTATCACTGAGGCATACTTACAACTCGGTGTTCACTTGAAGGAGATGCGTATTCATGAAGATACTGATGATTTCGAATTCTGCTCCCACACCTTCAATGGAGGAAGGCCTTATCCGACTAACGTTGGAAAAGCTGTAGGAAACATACTGCACAGAGGTCTGAACCATGAAGAGTTATACTCTCACGTCGAAGATTGGCGAAATAAACCCGGATGGATTGGATATTTCCTCCGAAAATTAGCCGAGCAAGCCTCTGAGAGTTGGGGAAGCTCAGAAAATTAACTAAATTAAACAAAAATGAACAGATCAGATTTTAAGGATAAATTAATCGCTCAGCTCATTAGAGCTGGGTGTACGGCTGATGGCGCCGCATACGTGCGGCAAGCTGTAGATCCGTTTCCTGACAATGTTACGGTAACTATTGGTTACCCAGATAGCAATGGCGGGTTATCATTCGTAAGAGACATACGAACTGAAACTGTTCTATCGGCTCCAGCTGCAGCAGCTGGAGCCAATTGGGACTGTCATCTCTGCTTCGTTCCAGCCACGCCCATCAATACTGACGGGTTTGTTTTTGACCTTTCAGGGTCTAGTGTCACCTACACCGCCGACATCACAACTAATAATTTAATTGGTTTGTTGATGGCGTGTATGGTGCCTTCAGGAACTGCCACTTTTAATCCAGACACAATCTATGCGGCTGACGAATTAGTGGTTTTAGGTCAAGCTAAAATGGCTGATCTGAGCAAATGGACACGAGGTAGAATGATAGGAGGGGGATTTGAAGTTCACAACACAACCGCCGAGATCGAGAAGCAAGGCGCGGTAACTTATTACTCATTTGAGAATAACTGCCACGATGGAGCTGTACCGATAGTTAACTCAGGCGGTGCTCAAAAGAACAAAACCATTGGCAATTGGATTGCCGCCCCCCCACAAACTTTAGAACAGGCCAAAATCAATGGAGGTGTATCACGTGAAGCTCGAGATGGAGCTTTAGTTGTGTATCAGTTGCAAGGAGAGGTTAATCCTGCAACTTACCCCGTTGATGCTGCTCCCATTCTGGTGTCAACTGAGACCACCCCTGGAGCGGGAACTTACCAAACTTGGTACCCGAGAGAGTATCAACAAGAAGTTGCTTCTATTGTCTTAGTTAGGAATATGCCTTTCATGGGACATGGAGCTTACTTCACGGGACTTTCAACTGGAACGACACTTGATGTTATCCAGAGAGTCCTGTTTGAGGAATTCCCAGCACCGAGCTCAAGTGACATGACAATAGCTCGTCCGAGCCCCTCAGCAGATGCAATTGCTATTGAACTGCTGATGTCGATTCAAAATGAATTATTGCCCGGCTACCCGGTTCATGATAATGCGGCAGGAGATTTCTTTCGAAATATACTCAAAACCGCTAGAACCGTCACCAAAACCGCCAACGCATACGCGCCTATGGTCGCTCAAATCGCGCCACCTCAATATAGGCAAGCTATTCTGGCAGGTGGTGAATTAGCCGGATCCGGAGCGAGATTAGGAGACGCAGCTCTACAGCTGACAAAGAACCAGAAGAAGAAACGACGCCAACGAAATAGAATCAGGCGTAACGGACCCCAAGCTGTCCGGGAAATTTAGATCTAGTTCACGCTGAGAAGCGAA